GGGGAAGCTTTACAGTATGTAAAAGATCAAACAGAGGCTATCTGTTTAGAAGCTGTTAAACAAAATGGGGAAGCTTTACAGTATGTAAAAGATCAAACAGAGGCTATCTGTTTAGAAGCTGTTAAAAAAAATTGGGAAGCTTTACGGTATGTAAAAAATCAAACAGAGGCTATCTGTTTAGAAGCTGTTAAAAAAGATGGGTACGCTTTACAGTATGTAAAAGATCAAACAGAGGCTATCTGTTTAGAAGCTGTTAAACAAGATAGGTACGCTTTACGGTATGTAGATAAATCAATTTTTAGAAATAAGTTAGATTCACTTGAGAAAATACATGATGATTATGTGAATATCAACAAACAATTAATAAATGATATTAAGTCGATATTGTTTAATAAATCAGTAAATAATGATGATAAGATTGAATTTGTTAAAAAAATTTTTAAGGAGATGGAGAAATGAATGAATTAGAATTTGAAAGAAGAGATAAATTAAGAAATAGAGTCTTAGGTGAAGTAGAAAATTTAATCAGCTTACATGAAAAATGGGTGATTTGGAATCAAATTGATAACTTAATTTCTATTGATACCCAAATATCAAGCAGTGATGACGTGATATTAGATAACCTTGTAACTTTTTCACATAAAAAAAATTTATTTATGCAAAATTTAATTAGGAATTTAGATAGGTTGGTGAGTGATGAGTAGTTATGACTTTATAGGATTTTCATTAAGTCAAGCAAGAAAATACTCATATTTTGCGGAAACAATACCACTCAAATAGGAATATTTGCGGAAATATCTAAGTATGCAAAAGGTGATAGCTGTGGCGAATATTGGTTTTTCGAAAACTCAAACAGTGAGTACTCATTTGCTAACCAAGAAATAACACACTGGATGCCGCTACCAGAACCACAAGAAGAGGATAACAAATGACCGTTTTTGATAAATTAAACGAAGAACAACTTACGAAATTATACAAGGGAGAATTTTTGGAATGGAAAATGGTGCTTAGTGAAGTTTTATCAGCTTTTGAAAGCGACCATTTTAGCATACAACTCCCTAAAAGTCTTTACAATACTATTGCGACGCGACAAATTTCATTAGGAAGTCTATTGACACCGTTAACAATGCTCTCAGCATTGTTTATTAATTGTGCGTTTCGCCCACATTCACATGGTGAAAGTATATTGTTGTTAACTGTTAAAAAAAAATATTCGTTTAAATTATATGAATTTAATATACCAAAGAATCCTAAAAAATATCAAATTTAAAAGAAGCGTAGCTATAGGTGTTTTATGAAAACTAAAAGACAAAATGATAAATTGGGGTATAATCCTGAAACAATACCATTAAAACCAAACACAAGATACGTAGTTAGTGAACAATCTAGAGAACTATGGGATAAATTTATGAATAGTAAAAAAGAGAAATTAAATTTTAATGATTTAAGTCATAAAGAACAAATGTTGTTAAGTAAATATTATCAATACATGGAATTAAAAACAGAAGAGTTTTTCAAAACAAACAACATAGAGTGTGCTGGTTTATCTTTAAAAGCTACTTTTGATAGTTTTGAAATTAAAGAAAAAACTAAAAACATCAAATCTTTAAAGATATGTGGCAAAGAACTAAAATTATGATCACAATTACTATTCTGTTAATAATTACTTTGCTGTTTATTTCATACTTTATGGTATGTCTTACCGAGTATTACAATTACAGTATATTAGATAAGTTATTAGCAACGTGTAAATTTTTCTTAATTATATGTTTTTATATTTTTTTAATGTATTTGTTAGAATTGTTTTTACAATACTCAATTGACAACTGGTGGTAATTATGAACAACATGAAACAACAAATCCTATCAATACAACCAGTAAATGAAGATTACAGTAGCGCAAATGAAAAACTGGATTTTGAAATAAAAAAGTACAATTTCAACGAACGTAAATATTATGCAAACTATGTTTTATTCTTCACTGTTGGATGCTTTGCTGCAATTATGGCTTTAGTGCTTGTTACCGCGATATGTGCAAGCAAAGGTGTTAAGTTTTTAGATACTAGTGTTTTAATATCTTTTATTGGCTTGATAGGCACGAATATCGTTGGGGTATTAGTTGTAATCGTTAAATATTTGTTTAAAGGTGATTAGATATGATTAAAGGACAAGAATGGAAAGCTGCAAGAAAGGTTGTGCAATTGGTAATAAAAAAAGAAGTTAATCACATTGATTTAATTAAATTACCGATGGATATACTGCATAGAGTATTTTTAATATTAGATAGAAAAAATATGTGGCATAGATGGTAATATAATATATAATGTCAAAAAACAAAAGGATAATATATGATAGAGATCAAACATCAAATTGTTGATTGCAACCCAAGTCACACTTACTTTTATATAACAGATTCAGATTATAACAATGATGGTATAAAATTTGTTATTCGAAATGATGGTCATATTGCAATTATGACATGTAAGGTGGTAGATGAATTAAATAATTTATATTATTCACTTAATGGGGTTATAAGTGTAAAAATAATTGCAGATTACAACTTAAAAGACTCAACTGTAAAATGCAAATTCGTATATGATTCAACAGTTACTTACTCAGAAAATAAATATATTGTCAAAAATGTTGATGATATGATTAATTTTGCAAAAGAAGGATGGAATGAGTTATTAGAAAGTTCTGAAAAGTATAAAAAGTTAGAACGTGCGATTAGGAAATTGAAAATTTTATTTGAGAAAGATCATGATGTTTTTGAGAGAGTTAATTTAATGTTATTTAATGAGAGTTTGAATGTTGTATCATAATATAAAATTGAAAGATAGTGAATTTACTTATTTAGAGTATATTAATAAATTTGTTGAATGTTTTAATAAAACATCTATTTTGAATAAATTAAGACATCACAATGGAATGTTAACACTTAATGGTGAACATCATATTGACATCGCAGGAGCATTGTCTATGGACAATCTTTCATCATGTGATTTAAAACTTTTTATTAACAGGTGCGTTAAAAATTTATTGGAAAAAGAAAATTCAAAATCAACACACCCACTTCTAAACCCAAAAAGCAAACACTATGATCAGCCAGATGGTCGTGAGGGAATTGAATTGCTTGAACAAATGTTTACAACAGAACAACTAAAGTCTTGGGCTTTGATCACTGCAATGAAATATAGGTTGAGAATTGGTAGAAAAGATGATGGCGAAAAAGAATTATTAAAAATTAAAACTTATGAAGATTATTATAAATACTTAAATAAAAAGGGTTAGATATGATTAGGAAAGATGTTTTTGAATCAATTAAAAGAGCAGATCAAGAGGGCTTATTGGATATGGCTTTAGAAGTTCATGGTATTAGTATTGAGCAGTATAAATTAACATTAGAGGAGATGGAAAGATGATTTATTTGTTAGGTTGCTTGTTAGTTGCAGTTATGTTTTTATGTGTTTATTTTAGTGGTATGGGTTCAAGTTGGATGTATAAGTTGAAGGAAAAAAATGGTAAATTACTGTTAGCGGTTATCGTTGGAATGATTGCGTTGTCATGGTTAACAATTATAGTATTCGTTATTTACTATCTTTGGAAGCAATATGTTAAATGATCTTATTGGTAAAACATTTGGAAGACTAACAGTTAAGGATATTTCTACTCCGAGGCGTTATAATAAAAATATTCAACAGATGTTAGAATGTGTATGTAGCTGCGGAGCAGATAATGTTATTGTTCAAAAGACGCACTTGAAAAATGGATATGTAAAATCATGTGGTTGCTTGTGGCGTGAGCAAATAAAAAAAGGACGTGATATGAAGATTGTTGCTGATAAACAGAAGATAATTGATAATAAAACACTACTTCCATTGAGCGTTGTTCAGGAATTTATAAAGGCAAATAAAATTAAAAAAATAACAGAAAATACTGGTTTGGATTATAAAACAATAAGGTCTGTTAGAGATGCAAAAATGTGTGACTTAAATATTAATAGTTCTTCTGTTGATAAAATTGCTAAAATGATTTTGGAAGAAAGAAATGCTTAAAATTGGAATATTTATCACTTTTATTTTCGTATCTGTTTTGATTTTTTTTGGTATAAAAAACGGAAAAGTTGCTGAGATGTCTTACAGCTTGCAGTGGGACATATTGGCAAGTATTGGTTTAGGAGGAGCAGTTATAGGTGCAATGTTAGTAGCAACTTGTGTGCCAAAAAACATTATGATTGCTCAATTAATTTGGGTAATTACTAATGGTTACAGTACAATATATCATACATTTCATAGTCAATTGATAAATTATGTCATTTTGTACTCAATATTTACGATAACAGCTATTTTTGGATCAGTAATAATGTGGAGGAAATTAAATCATGAAGAAGACCGTGGTTATGTTGATCCTTATCTTTAGTTTGATCGGTTGTAGCACGATAATGAGCGCATTTAGTGCTATAAGTGGATTGTTTGGATCGAGTCAAGATTCAACTCATGTAAATAATAATTTAGATGCTCAAAATGGTGATAACAAATCAAATAAAGTAGAATCTGATAAGATAGAAAATAGTAAAGTTTCAGGTCGTGATCAAACCGAATACTCAGCAAAGGAATTAGTTGTTAACCAAGGTAGTATATGGGATCATTCAATTGCTTTCATATTAGGATTTGTTCTTTCTAGTCTTGCAACTTTTTTAGTTGGATGGCATATAAGGTCTCCAAGATGGATAGAAAATAGAAGAAATTTAAAAAAATCGTTGACAAGTAAATAATTACTATGTATCTTTGACCATGAAGAAACAAAAGACAAAAGGAGTCAGTTATGGTCAGTCAATTAATTTCAGTAGCACATGTATTGGGTCAGTATCTACCTGATGTAAATCCAGTTGATATTTCATTTGGCACTTTATACAAAAACGGTAATATCTTGCTTATGGAGGATGATTTTAATTTAGCTGTCAAGACATTAGAGCTAAATGTTTTAAGAAATAAAACAAAATTTGGTATTCAGCAAGTTGCAACATACATGGGCATTACTTTCACAAATTGGATTTGAATTATGTACAAAATAAGAACTGGTGTTGGTATTGATAGGATGGGTAAGAATGCTGAAATAACCATTCATCAAATAATTAATGCAGTTGAAAAAGCTAGAATAATCACAAGATCAGATAAAAACAAACAAGAATGGATATTATTTGGAGAATCCTCTGGGAGAAAACGAGATGACGTAAAAAACAGGTGTATACTTTCAATTGATATAGATAATACAACAAATACAATAAGTTACATAAAAAATTTGCTTGTCAATTCAGGGTATAATTACATACTGTACACAACTGTAAATCATTCACTTGAAGCACCTAGGTGTAGAATTTTAGTGCCACTGATAGAAGTTATTATTTCTGAACAGTATTCTCAGGCTGTTAAGTCTTTCATAAATATATCAGGACTTGATGGTTTAATTCCTCTTGATCCTAAAAAACCAGCAATAGATGAAAAAAGCTTTGAATGTCAGCAAGTAATGTATATTGGATGCAGGAACGAGGACGAGTATGAGTATGATTATGAAGTTGATATGCAATTTTTTAAGCATAAAAATATTAATTTATCCAATAAAAAAAACAAAGAAAATAAGATTTCAAACAAAACAGAGGAAGAGAAAATTGTAGACGCTTTATCCTACATACCTTCTGATGATAGAGATATTTGGATTGCTGTTGGAATGGCTTTATATCACGGTCTTGGTAATAGTCAAGAGGCTTTTTCAATATGGGATGATTGGAGCAAAACAAGCCACAAATACAAACAAAAAGGGATGATAAAAACTTGGGGTAGTTTTAATAGGGAAGGCTCTGTTAGAGGTCTTGGAACTATTTATCATTATGCAGAAGAAAATGGATTTGTTAATTATTGTATTGATTCAAATGTTGAACTGTATGTTACTGATGAATTTAATAGATCAATTGATAACATGGTTGAGAATTGGAAAAAAAGTAAACTTGAAGAGCAGTCTGAAATAAACGAGGAAATCGTTTTAAAGTCTATTGAAAAAAGTAAAAAAACTGATATTGAAATAGAAGAAGAAAAAATAAAGATTGAGAAAGAAAGTGGTGTTAAGTTGCCGATCCCAAAAAAAGGAATTTTAAAAGATATATATGAATACATAAGAAAGAAGTCTATTTATTTTGTACCGGAGGCTGCGATTATGACTGCAATATCAGTTGTAGGTTGTGCAGCAAGTAAGACTCGTGAAAGTCCTACTGGAACGAGAACATCTTTGTATTCTGTTATATTAGCACCTTCAAGTTCAGGAAAGAATGCTAGCGCTACATTCATTGATGATCTGATAGATGCAGATGATCTTGAAACTTGCAATATATCATTAAGCAGCGGATTTCATAGCGTAAGTGCTTTAGGTGAGATATTAAAAACTCCAAAAAATCCGATAATTGTTGTTGACGAAGCCAGCGCTTTGTTTTCTCAACTTCTTTCGGGTGACAATAAGGGATCGATGGCAGGTACTCAGCAAGCTATGATGGCTATCAGCAGCAAGCAGGGATTAACATATCGTGGAGCGCAATATTCAAAAGCAAACAGCTCAATGAATGTTGAGGTTAAAAACGCAACATTAACTTTATTTGCTTTGAATACAAAAGACGATTTCCTAAAGCATTTCACAAAAGATAATGCAAGGAATGGATTTGCAGGAAGGTTGCTTATTGCAACAAGTAATTCATTTGATGTTAAGGCTAATAAGAAGAACTATAAAGACAAAACGTTAATGGATAATATTGTAAAATTCATGACAATACTAACCCAGAAACAGAATGTTAATTTTTATAACCCAGAAGCAGAAGCAAGTGCTGATGACAATTTTGAACAAAATGTATTCGATATTCAAACTGATCATTTCGCTAATGATGCTGTTGAGTCAAGATATTTTGAAATATCTGAGAATTATAGAGATACGGCTAAGGGTCTTGCAGAGCCTTATAGATCATTGCTTGCTAAGCAGCCAGAAAACTTAATAAAGCTAGCTCATATATACGCTATATCTATGAATGTTAACGATACTATAATAGATGAAGATGCTTTGACATTTGGTAAAGCATGTTGTGATTATTTTTACAATGTTCAAGCAAATGCTTTTCAATCTTTCGATGACCAGTCTGAAAGTTCTGACAATGTTGTGTATATTCTTGATAAATTAAGATTATTTGATGGAATGGTTGACTTCACGTCTTTGCTAAGAAAATGCCGTAAATTCAGTAAGAAAAAACTAGATGAAGTGGTTAGAGACATAACAACAATGGATTATGCGACTATAGAGAATGGAAAGATAAAAATTACTAAAGATGGAATAGATTTTTTATCAAAAAGCCGTTGACAATTTAAAAAATATGTTTAAAATAACTAATTAGGAGGTAACGAATGAAATTAAAAATTGATGGTTTATTAAGTGTGACTCAAGTTGCTCAAATGTTCGGTGTTAAGAGGGCTAGTCTTTATTATCACATGAACAATAAAGACTTCCCAAAAGCAGTTAGGTTGACTGAAAATGGAAATAGATATTATAACAAGACAGACATTTTAGAATGGCTGAAAACAAAAGGAGTAAAGATAGATGAGCTTTAATTTAGATAGCTTGATTGGATGCAATGAGAAACGTCCAAAAGTAATAACGATTGCTGGGAGCGGTGGAGTAGGTAAAAGCTCAATGGCAGCGTTATTTCCAAGTCCTGTTTTTATAAAAACAGAAGACGGATTGGCTAGCATCTCACATATGAAAAATGTTAAGTCATTTCCGTTATGTAAAAAGCCTCAAGATGTTCTTGATCAAATCAAAGCATTAGGTACAAATGATCATGAATTTAAGACTTTAGTTATTGATTCAATCACTCAATTAAATGTCTTGATTGAAGAAGAGCTTGTAAGCAATGATCCACGTGCACAGTCTATTAATCAAGTTGGCGGAGGATATGGTGCAGGTTATAGTATGTTGAGTGCTGAACACTCACGCATTAGACGTGCATGTGACTGGTTGATGAACGAAAAAAATATGCATATAGTTTTCATAGCACACGTTGATATTGCTACTGTAAAACCTGCTGATGCAGATGAGTATAATCAATATACACTACGTATGCATTCTAAGTCAGTTAGTCATTATTCAGATAATGTTGACTGCGTTGCATTTCTTAAACTAAGATCATTTGTTACTAAAACTAGTGGTAACAGGGGGATTGCAAAGACAGATGGTAAAAGAGTTATCACTTGCTATCCAGTACCTAGTCATATTAGTAAAAATAGATTTGGAATAGAAGACGATTTGGTTTTTGAAAAGGTAGTTAATCCTCTTGAGCAATATTTGTAAGGAAAAAATAAAATGTTATATACAACATTAAACAAGATTCGTGAATTTAGTCCATGCGAGGATGGATGGAAACAATTATTAACGTATTTAAATAAAACCAAAGCTGATGATGAACAGCTAGATTTTAAAACTATCTTAAATGCAATAGGAATTAAAGATACATTATGGTGCTTACGAACGCAAGATTTTAAAGATTACTATAAATTTGTAGTCAAGGTTGCTTATAGTGTTTTACCAATTTTTGAAAACAAGTATCCTGACGATAAGCGTCCAAGACTAGCGATTGAAGCAGTCGATAAGTTTATGAAAGGTGAAATAAGCAAAGAAGAATTAGAAGAAGCTAGGGCTGATGCTGCTGCTGCTTATGCTGCTGCTTATGCTGCTTATGCTGCTGCTTATGCTGCTTATGCTGCTGCTGCTGCTGCTGCTGATGCTGCTGCTGCTTATGCTGCTTATGCTTATGCTGCTTATGCTGCTGCTTATGCTGCTGCTGCTGATGCTGCTGCTTATGCTGCTGCTGACGCTGCTGCTGATGCTGCTGCTGCTTATGCTGCTGCTTATGCTGCTTATGCTGCTGCTGCTGATGCTGCTGCTGCTGCTGATGCTGCTGATGCTGCTGCTGCTGCTGATGCTGCTGATGCTGATGCTGATGCTGATGCTGATGCTGCTGCTGCTTATGCTGCTGCTGCTTATGCTGCTTATGCTGCTGCTGACGCTGCTTATGACGCTGCCAAAAAAGAAAAATGGAAAGAAATAGAACAGATATTTGTTGAAGAGTGTTTAAATTAAAGTTTACTAACAAAAAAAGGAGAAACAATATGTTTTTTAACGCAGAAGAAGAAAATAAGAAAAATCCAAGTGAATATGATCCAATTCCTGCCGGATGGTATTATGCAAGCATTGAGGGTGTTGAGCTGAAAACCACTAAAGCCGGAGACGGTCAATTTATTGCTGTTACTTTTTCATTGATTGGAAAGCAAGAGGGTCGTAAATTATGGCACAATTATAACATTTCAAATCCTAATGAGATGGCTGAAAAAATTGGTCGTGGTGAGCTTGCACGTCTTTGTATTGCTGTTGGAAAAGTTCAGTTATCAGCACCAGAAGATTTGCTTAATTCATTTGTTGATATCAAAGTAACAATTAAGCCTGATAATCGTGATAAAGACGTTATGCGTAACTTTATAACTCAATATGCGGAAGGAGATAAGAACAGCGCTAAAGAACTAGCCAAGCCTGTTACTGATTCCGCTCTACCTTTTTAGTGTTTAGCGAAGAAATAAAAAAATTACTCGATTCAGAAGATAAGAAATTCATAAACCTTAAATTGTCAAAACATATGATTAAACACAGGTCGTTTATTGCAAAAAACTACGAGCTTATCTTCTGGAAAGAGTATGAAAAAGAAATTTTTGAACATAAAAAAAGAAATGCAGGGGCTAGGGCTGCTAATTCTTATTTAAGAGATTTAAAGGTTAGGACTCATTATGATAGAGTTACGTGATTATCAGAAAGAAGCTATTAATTCAACATATCAATATATAAATGACGGCAAAGGGAACCCAGTTATTAGTGCTGCTTGTGGTGCTGGAAAATCGATAATCCAAGCAAAAATAGCTAGTGACGTTAGATCAAAAGGAAAAAGATTTTTAATGCTTGTTCATACTAAAGAATTAGTGGAACAAAATGCAAATAAAATAAAAGCATTATTGCCAGATGAAAAAATTGGTATATGTTGCAGTGGAATAACATCAAAAAAAAGCGCTAAAGAAAATATAGTTTGTGCTAGCCCACAAACTTTTGTCAATATGATTGGCAAGATTGAGGAGGGGTTTGATGTTTTGACTATTGATGAATGCTTTAGTGGAGACACCGAAATTCTTACAGAAAAAGGTTTTGTAAGATTTGACAAACTTAAAAATGAAAAAGTAGCACAAGTTACAAAAGATGATCAGTTTATAGATTTTGTAAACTACACTAGGAAAATTGAAAAAACACCTGAATCAGACGTTTACCATATCAGAAGTGATAAAGGAGTGGATTTAATATTAACTGCTGGTCATGAGATGCTACTACATAATAAAAGAGCTGGTGAATGGGTTAAGAAGAAGCTAGAAGAATCTAATTTTAATCCACATTGGCAGGTTGCTAAAAGTGGTTTCTCATCTCACGCACGAAACACGCTTACTCCGTTTGAAAAGCTAGCAATTGCTTTTCAAGCTGATGGTACTAGACACTGTGAAAGCAGGATTTATTTTTCATTTTCTAAACAAATAAAAATAGATTATTTCCTAAAATTAATGGAAGAGTTAGGGTGCCAGTATGAAGAAATATCACCGTGTTCTAAATCAAGTGAAAAAGTAAAAGACAAACGAAGATTCTCTGTTGTTAATTTTGGTTTAACTAAAGACATTCCAAGTTACTTTAATATAAATGAATTAAGTGTAAATAAAGCCATCGAGATAATAGAATACATGAATATTTGGGATGGTCACATTGCATCTAAAAATTGTTATTTATACACAAACACTGACAAGAAGTCAGTTGATTTCTATCAAGCAGTTTGTTGCTTATGTGGATATTCAACAAAAATGGTTAGGGCTGTTGATAAAAGAAGCGATAAATTTAATGACGTTTTTAGGCTATTCATAACTAAGAAGCAAATGGCATCAACACAGAGTTGGAAGAAAGAGAAAATAGAATTTAAAGATAAAGTATATTGCGTTGAAGTTCCCAAAGGAAATATCGTTGTTAGAAGAAAAGGAATGACTCTTGTTGTTGGAAATTGCCACCGTATACCTTTCAAAAAAGAATCAGTTTATCAAAAAATAATCTCATTTTTGAAACTATTAAATCCAAATATGATAATTATCGGCATGTCTGGTACTCCCTTTAGGGAAGATGGCACAGTATATGACACGCAAGGTAGCATATTTAGCGGATTATCCTATGACATAGGTATAAAAGAATTATTACAGAAGAATTACCTATGTCCTGTTATAAGCAGGGGCGGTGTACAAAAAATAGATTTATCATCAGTTAAAAAACTAGGTGGAGAATACAATCAGTCTGATCTTGCTCGTGCTGCAGACGTTGATACACTAAATGAATCTGTTGTGAATGACATAATTGAAAATGGTTATGATAGAAATTGCTGGTTAGTTTTTTGCAGCGGAATACAGCATGGGGAGCATTTAAAAGAAAAATTTATTTTAAAAGGGATAATTGCAGAGGTTATAACTAATAATACTTCAAAGCAAGAAAGAGAAAACATAATTGATAAGTTCAAGAAAGGTGAGATAAAATGCTTAATTAATAATTCAATATTGAATACAGGATTTGACCACCCTCCTATAGATTTAGTTGCTTTCGTCCGTGCTACATTATCAACAAGCTTGTTTATACAATCAGTATCACGAGGAATTAGAAAACATAGCAGTAAAGAGAACTGCTTGCTATTAGACTATGGAAACAATATAGAAACACATGGTTTCATAGATGAACCTACGCCAAAAATAAAAAAGAAAGGTGATAAAAGAGAACCGGTAACAAGAGAATGCCCTAAGTGCCACTTAATATTACCAGTGCAATCTAGGGTATGTGAATGCGGTTATGAATTTCCAATTGCAGAAACAGTTGCAACGTATCAGTCATATTCTTATGACGGTGCTGTGACAAGTGATCAAGTTAAGCCTATAGGAAAGTATGTTAAAAGTATTATGTGTAAACGCCACAAAAAAAAGAACTCAATTGATAGTGTAAAAATAACATACTTATTTGAAGATTTAAGCAGTGCTGACGAGTATTTATGCCTTGATCATGGCGGTTACGCATCAATTAAGGCGAAAAGTCGTGTAAAAGAAATGGGAGGAATTTCTGATAGTGTTAGTTCAGCTTTAGATGAATGGATTAGTTGGTCAAAACCAACTAAGGCAATATTATCATTTGATCAAAAATATAAGCGTTATAAAATTGATAGATTATTTTTTAATTAAAAGTAAAGGAGGTACATTTGAAAAACTCACCACTTGAATCGGCTGAACAAAAAGGGTTTATTGATTGGCTAAGAAATAAACACCCACATTTAATATCATTTTCAATTCCAAACGGTGCAACAATGACTAAAAGAGAAGCAATGAAGATGAAGAACGAGGGGCTTCTTGAGGGAGTTCTAGATATTTGTGTAATGTTGCCTTTTGGTAAAAGTGTTTTCATAGAAATGAAAAGAGTAAGACCAAAAGGGAGATTGTCTGATGTTCAAAAAGATTTTATAAAAAAGGCAAATGATTTAGGTCATGACACTATAGTTGCATGGGGTGCTGAAGATGCAAGTATAAAGTTTTTAAGATATTTGGAGGACAATTCTTTTTAATTATTTTTCTTTTTTAAGCTTATTAATATAAATCCAAGCAGTATCAAGACTTTTTTGTACTTCTGAAACCAAAACAGTTAACTTTCCTATTTGATCTGGTTTATTAGATACATATTCCGAATAGTAAGTAAAGAATGCTAATAATAATGATATTATTGCTCCTATGGTAATAACTGTCTTTTTCATGCCAGAAACCTCTATTAATTGCTTCTCAAGATCATTAACTTTATTTTTAACTCTATCTAACTCTTCTTTTAATTCAGAGCTATCTGATATTATTTTCATTCTTTCAATTTCTATTTTTATTTTTTGTATATCTTTCTTTAATTCACTGTTGAATATATCCATAAAAATACCTATATCGCGCAATACATAGCATAAAAACAAAGCATTGACTAATTATTATTGGTATTTTATACTCATATAGTGTTATATACAAATAAAGGAATAATGATGGCTATTAATATGTTGAAAAACAGTGTACGATTCAAGGCAAGTCCGATGAAGCAGGTTACACTAAAAAATGGAACAAAAGAAGATCAAAAAGAAAAAGTGGTTTCCAAAAAAACCTCACCAAAGAAAGTTAAGAAATAGTCCATTCCTTTTCAGTTAAATTAACTTTGGACTCAACTTCAAAGGCATTGCAGTACAAAGAGTTAGTTTCATAATCGTATCTGTGATTTAAGCTAAGACAGAAAAAGTCTCTATACAAATCTAGCAAATCTAGCTTTTTACTTTTGTAGATATCAATAAGCATTGATTCAGCTTCTTCCTTGCTGTTGATGTCTTTAAACGCGTTTTTAACAGCAACAGCACCCATTCCTTTGATTCCTTTGATTCCATCTGCCGCATCACCTTGCATAGCTTGCTTATACCAAAACATTTCATCTTTTTTACATGACTCCAGTGTCATTGGGTTCAAAACATCATCTAATGTATTAAAATCTTTATCAATACTTACAATTTCAGCAAGTAAACCTCTATCTTTAATTCCTTTGAAAGCATATGAAATAGCATCATCAGTCTCATTATAATATTCACATTGCTGAACTTCATTTGAGTTATAAAATTTCTCAATCAATAAATTCAACCCGACAGGTGGTCGCAAATTTGACCTGTTTGCTTTATATTCAGGATTAATTATTTTACGAAAATTGAAACGATTATCTAAATTTATATTATTTCCAAAAAGCAACAATTTAATATTTTCACCATTCAAAGGCTCAAGAATATCAGTCATATTTTGCATTCCCTTTTCTAAGTTAAATGCATCAATGAAATATCCTTTTTGAATCTCTATTGTTTCTAGCCCACGTGCTGCACTTTTATAAAGCAAGCTATCTATATCTACTAGTCTATACTTAATCATTTAAATACTCCTTAACAAATGGCACACATAAACGCTTACACTCTTTTTCAAAAATCTTATCGTACTTGTTATTAGAGAAAAATATTACCTCATCATATTCTTGCATTTCTTCTAATGCATCAGCATGAAAATCATATAATAAGCTGCCAAAGTCTTTTTTAAAATAAGTCTTTTTACTTGTAACGTTTTGTAGTCTGTTGTTAGTGACATATTTACTAAATTTTTCTACTGCATCAATTACACTCTTAGGAATTTCTTTTTTCTCTTCGCTACTTAGCCCTAGACTTTTACGCTTCTCAGACCATTTTTTAGATTTTTTCTTGATTAAGAAACTTTCACTGTTGTAATAAAAATAAGTATCCATTAGCGGATAAATGACTATACCTTCCATAATATTGCCTTTAATATCATTAACTTGATTATAAGTTGCAAAACTACTCTCAATATCTACATCCATTTCCAATGCTTCATATAATTTCATTTTTTTAGTATCCAATACTAGAAAATGATCATATAATAACTCCCAATTTTCTAAATGAGACCACTTTTTCACTCCATCAAAATATAAATCAAAAGCAACAAAAGATGGCGTTAATAGTTTAAGTGGCACATAAACAGGATTAGCTTGCACCCTATTACCATAAAGCTCACCAAAAACAGTTACTGTTGTGTATAAATAATTCAGATTGGAAACAAAGCTACGCATTCTACTTTCCAATACTTCTTTGATAGAATTTACATTATAGAAGTTATCACCACTAATGATCTTACTACGGGACGCGAATTGCACTTCATCAATTTCTCTGTTATATATGATTGAAAAATTAGCACCATGTATTTTTTCAGACACTAAAACTAACTGATCTTTGTCTAATTCATCAATGTACTTACTGTCATAGTTGAATATTTTTTTATATCTAGTAAAAATGTTATTTATCCTTTTATATTTAAAACTGCTTTTAATTTATGCTTTATTTTAACCAAATCTTTTTGAGCATTCATAACAGCGTTCATATCTTTATATGCGTTTGGACTCTCATCGATAATTCCTTCGTCTAGTCTACATTCAACGCCTTTCATGGATTCTGCATGCTCCATAAGTGTTATTTGTTTTCTAGCCTCATTCCTACTCATTTTTCTACCTGCTCCATGTGAGCACGAGCAAAAAGACATTTTATTACCAAGACCTTCAACTATGTAAGAAGTTTGCCCCATAGCATTAGGTATGATTGCTGTGTCACCTACTCTGGCTCTAACAGCGCCTTTTCTCGCAACATAAACATTCTTGTTGAAGTGATTCTCTTTCTCTATATAGTTGTGATGACAATCTATAACAATATCATTGAAGTCTTTAAAAACATCAGTGATAAAGTATGTTTTAAAGCAACTCACTATTAAATTAAGAATAACAGCTCTGTTAAGCTTAGCGTATTGCTGAGCAAAGCTAACAGAATATATATAGTCATTGAAGTGCTTAGATTCTTCAACCAGATAAGATAAATCAATATCAGGTATATACTTATCAATGTAATATCTCTGCATTTCTTCTTTCGCTTTATCAATGTAATATCTTCCAATACGATTACCAACACCCCTAGAACCTGTGTGCAACATTATCCAAATCTGGTCATTTTCATCTAAGCATATCTCTATAAAATGATTTCCACCACCTAATGTTCCAAGCTGCCTGTATAATTCTTTATGTTCAGCAAAGCCATTTGATAATTCAACAACGTAATCATACATTGATTGTAAATATAATACTTCTTTCTCGAACTTTCTTAGGTGATCCTCATCTTTGTGGACACCAAATCCAACTGGAACGACACTCTCAATATCCATTCTCATTTGATGAAGATCATCTGGAAAATACTTAGCGTCTACGCCAGTGTTTAATGCCAACATTCCGCAACCTATATCAACTCCTATTGTAGCAGGTACCACTGCTTTTATAGTTGGAATTACAGTTCCAACAGTAGACCCTTTTCCATAGTGGCAATCTGGCATTACAGCTACATGTTTGTGTATAAATGGCAAACTTGATGTTCTATTAACTTGTTCAATAGTCAAGTCATCAACATCAACACCATTTGTGAAAAATATCGATCTATCGTTATATCTAGTAAACATATCATTATTTCATTTTGTTTTTCAAACACCCACAACTTTTCGTATGGTTTCTTCTTATATCGCTCTCACGAGCTATAAATATGTTGCCACATAAACACATAACATTCAACATTTTTCTACGTCTTTTTTGACTTTCTTGGTTATTGACACCTAAAACACTAATTGATTTACATCCCCATTGTTTTATTCTTATTCTTGTTTTCAATAATTCTTTATTGCAATCCATGTCTATTATTTTATTTCGTGAATCTACAGCCCACCAAGTTTTTTGATTAGTAGTAAATATATTTATCATTTTGCTATTTCTGCACCCCGCAGCCTTTGAAATGGATATAAAACTCTATTATACTCTGATAAATCAGGAGCGTGCACTGCTTTTATCAAGATTCCATTTATATATTCTTTGTCAGTCTGATATTTTTCTGGCAATATTTTAACATTTGTTTGAATTACTTCTTGATTTTTTATCAAACCAATAGAGCTTCTTGCGCTTTTTAGTGTCACATATAACCTTATCGTGTTGTAGTAAGGGTATCTTATCATCTTATAACTATCATCTAAATATATTACTGGTATGCCATTATACTTTGACATATCAACAATAGTGCCAGTTATGTACCCAATACGACCAGAATAAGCATCCCATGCGTTGAAAACATTGCTATTTAGATCAGAAGTAATTTTTATATCAACGATATTAAATTCTACAATTGAAACATCTGAATTAGAAACAATCTTATTTATTTCATTTTCCGTTAAGTATGAACTTTTATTGGTTTTTATAATGAAATATAAAAATAATGATACAATAATTAGTGATAAAATAATTGAAATTATTATATATCTTATTTTCATACAATATTCTCTATATTAAACAATTATGAATATTGTACATTATTTAAGATGCAAATCTAATGATAAATTATTTCTTTATCTTTTATTTGTTCTATACATATTTGATCTAGTAAATTAATAACTATTTCATATAATGCTTCTGCATCACTTAAACATTTTTCAATGTGTTCTTCAGAAACTCCTTTATTAGCAATAAGAGCTGATTTGGTTAAAGAATTTCGACAGTCTATCAAAAACTTATTCTTCACATATTCAGTAGATGCTTCCCTTATAATCCACATTTTAACTTGTTTTAAAAGCTCAGAAATGATTGTGTATTCAAACATATTTATGCCTCCTATCAACTGTGTAGATTTTTGACTTTTTATATGATCTATTCTTATTTGTTATCATTCTTCTTTGAGGCCTCAATGCATGGTGCATAAGGTATAATCTCGTTCTTTCATTCATTTTTATAGACCTCATATATGGTAATTGGTCTTGGGTTATTATTTTTTTATTTGAAGTGAATAAATCTATAAGTTGAATCATTTTATCTTACCATCCAACTGCAACTGCATTATTTTCATTGAAACTTTAAATGCATATTTATTCTGATCTTCTCCAATGTAAGGGCGTGGAATTTGCAACATATCTGATAACATATAAACATCTTCCAATCCATGATAGTTGCCAGCTCTCTCTAATGCTACCATTAATTCATCTTTGTCAATCATATCGTCCTCTTAATACTTTCTCTAATTGATTTTTCAAATATTCATTTTGTTTTGTTATAGTTTCAAGATGATCTGAACAATTGATTAAAATGTTTTCGCTTAGAATTAATAGGTCTTCTTTGAATTTATCTTCTTTTAACTCAATCTTAAGACTTATGGGGAAAGTCTCTAGTGAATTTTTAATATTGAAGGATATTCTTGGATTCAAAGCTTCATCTGCATATTTTCTAAAAATTATACTGTATATTTTACCATATCCTAGTTGCTCTTCTACTTCATAATATGTTTGTTTTATAAGAGATCCTTTAATTTTTTCTAATCCAGCCACACCTTTCAAGTCGACTCCAAAAAAGCTGTATTTAAAAAAATCATCATACAATGCCAAACAATAATCACTATTACTTGAATCATAAACCTCGAAATCAATAAATAAGAAATATTAAAATATTTCTATAAAATCTTCCTCAAACATAAAGTAACATAATTCACCACGATTAACAGAGGAGATAATATTTATATATTTGTCCATGTTTTTTAAAAATTTATTGTTATTCATATTATTACTTGCATATCTTGTAAATTTCATTTCTTCTCCTTTTTTTATAAATATTTATTAATTTTTTTTATTGCTTTTTTGGTACTTACTTTTCCACTCATAAATATGTTTATCTCTTCCCCTTCAATTGTTAGCCTGAAGTGATAATTGTCTACATTAATTAACTTAAAGCTAAATTCAATGTTTGAACATATTAGCTAATATAGCTTCACCCTAACTAAAGATAAGTTGCGATCATACAACCTCTTTTTCTCAGCGTTTTTACTGTAAAAAATAGTTTCAGCATGAAGTAGTGTATGCAACAATTCTCTATTAAATTCAACTAATTGCATATACTCTTCTCTACAAGTTTCAGCATACATAGAGACAATTTTGTAATGATGTTTTTTAGGAACATATTTTCTAAATACCCATTCTTTAATAAATTTAATCATAAACTACCATAATACCTCATCTTCATTAAGATTATCTATACTTAAGTCTAAATCACCATGACATCCTAGATGAATGTCTAAACATTCCTCTTTCTCAATCAAACCCCATTTAACTAAGTGACATATAAAAGAGTTTTTTTCGCTTGCATTTCCCCATATATCTGAGCCATATTCTCTATAATTTTTATTTCTTAAAATATAGTCCTCTTTCAGTTTATCTATGTCAAAATCTTTTTTACATCTATAAAGACCAACATTATGTAAATCATCATATGAGTCAGCATTAAATAAAATTAACTTACCTTTTTCGATATAATTTGTTTTAGATTTCATCTGCAATATCTCTTATTTGACGTAATGAAGTTTCTTGTACTAATTTACCGTTTTCATACACAACTTCCAACAGCCCTTCACTTTCCTCTTTAACAGTGCAGTTATCGTTAACTTTAATATTGTCACCACTTCTATAAACTTTTAATAATCCTTTTAGAGATTTTTTGCCATTATCGGTCTTAGGGTCTTTGTAGATAGCTTCCCATTTATTGTTCTTGTAAACAGCAGTTGCTTTAACAGCGGTGCCATGGGTATCTCTAGTTACATATTGATACGTATAAGAACCTATGCCTAACACTATGTTTGAACTAGCAAATCCTTTTCTTTCTAACTTATCCAATATCTGCTCTTGTCTTTCTAATGTTATACTATCACCGTATATGGCACCGATTTTGTCATTTAAAACCTTATAGCCTTTTGAGTTTATGGTTCCGCCAAAAATATCCCACAAGCACTCAATTAAACCTTTATCCTCTGGCATTTCTCTTAAAGGTGATTTACCACAAATAATATCTACTGGGTCTCCTGAGTCAGGACGTATAACAACTTTACCATCGCGAGCCATTATATCTTTTTTTAACTGAGGTAAAAACTCATTAACTACTTTCCAAAAATCCCAAGTATCACTAACAATACTTAAAACCCCCACTGGAGATACTTCGTTCATTAGATATTTAAAAAACTCAATTTCCCCTTCATTCTGCCAAGAACATGTTACCGAGTGTTCTGTCGCATTAACTGAACACCCTATAAGTTCTTTTGATGAGTCTGCGTTGTAATAATCTTCAGCAAATCTTACTGCGGGTATTGTGTCAGTACCGACAAATCCTGAACATAAATGAGCGAACCCAGACATAGCAGCTGCTTCTAACCCAAACATTCCCCTAAAACTGAAATCGTGCCCTTGAAACTTAACGTGGTCATCGTTATCACATGTTTTTTGTGAGTATTCCATAAACTTATCATAATACGCTTTTGCCGTTGTAGCTGAGGTTGAAATCGCCCATATATAAGAAGACAATACTGTTTCTACCATGTTTGTAAGCCATTGGAAACCTTCGACAGTATTAACTATCGTAAAGCAAGGTACTTGATATGGAACTAAGGTACCTTCTGGTAATGCTTTTATTTTTAACGGCAGATAACCTAAATCGTACAAGTTACTTAAATAATCAACATTTACGTCATGCCCTAGCATATTCGATAGTAATTCTTTATGGTTTTTCATGGCTACATCTTTTGATACTTTGAAAAAAGTTTCATTCCATGTTTTAATTAAATATTCTTTGATGAAATATTGTAATCCAAGAAATACAACACCTTTAGAATCCTTTATGTTAGAAAGTTTACTGCTTCTATTTGTGTAATTTGAATAGACTTTTTTAACATCTGGGTGATATGCATGCACATGAAATTCTTTGTATACATCTTTTTGTAACGTGGCTTGTATCATTTTCATAATTTTATTACCTCTATATATTTATTTGATTCACCTGAATAATAACTATCTGTCGTATAAATTTTATCAATATATGGTTTTAGTGCGTCTAAACCTTTCGTAAATATTCCGTGAGTCACAACTAACTCCACCGATTTAGCGTCATATAATTCTTTAGTCTTAGCCAACTTAGCTAGTTCTATGAACGTTCTTCCACCATCACAAATATCATCTATTATAACTACATTCTTATTTGTAACATTACCGTGTATAGTAACTCTTGAAATTTCTCCTGTTTTTAAATCACGATGTTTGAACCCAGTGGCTACTGAGTTTTTTGCATTAAACTTTAAAGCTAGTTCATTTACTTCTTTGTACGCACCGACATCTGGTGACAGGACTATAGTGTCCGTTGAACCTACTTTTTCTGACAGTAAGTCAAAAAATATTCTGTTTTTACCTATAGTTTTAGCGTTATTTATCAATAATGGAGCTACATTGCTATGAGGGTCATATATGTTAACTTCGTCAAAATTCATTGAGTTGACCATACCGGCAACGACATTTAAACTAAAACATTCTCCAGCCGAGCAAACTCTGTCTTGACGCATATACGGTAAGTATATTAAGTCTAAAATATATTCAAACTTACATGGTGAGGCAGAACCTAATGCATCTTTAATCAACATTAGCTCAAATAAATCTTTCTCGTCTTTTAACCTTGCTCTGAAATGTATCATTTTGAGTTCTGTTATTATTTTTTGATCTTTTATTTCTATTTTTATTTCACCAGATGGGAATTTTACTTTATTGTATTCTATGTTATAAGTTTTTATTAAATCTTTATTTATATATGGTATTGCCGTCAATTCAATTGTTTTCATAATTATTCACCCTTGTTATATTTTCTATTAACAATTCTTAGCATAGCTCTCCCATCTCCACATACCCACTTCACCACAACCCCCCATCTCACACTCTCTGA